GGTACTTTCCAACCTAAGATTGGTTTCAAGACCCGTTACGGTTTGGTTGCTAACCCATTTGCACAAGGTACAACAGTTGGTAACGGCGCAATCAATGTAAACTCTAATGTTTACTACCGTGCGTTCAAGATTTCTAACTTGATGTAATCTTAAAGTCTCGTTAATAATAATAACAATAAGAGACTAATTTTAAAAGACCCACCTTAAAAAGTGGGTCTTTTTTTATGCATAAATAAGTGTATGACTGCACTCACACGAAATCCAACCAATCAGAACTTTTTACAACCTAATAAGTTTACACTAAACTTTTCTAGGTTACCTAACACACAATTCTTCTGTCAATCAGTAAGTGTGCCAGGTATCTCTTTGTCTGAAATTCCACAAAACACACCATTTGTTGATTTGTATATTCCAGGCGAAAAGGCAATCTATGACTTGTTGAATGTGACCTTTTATATCGATGAAGAACTCACCGCATGGAGAGAGATTCACGATTGGATTCGTGCAATGACCTTCCCAACAGACTTTGAAGAATATAGAAGTTTGGGAAGATTAAACAAAGCAGCAGGTATGAGAGAAACATTGAAACCACAATATTCAGATGCCTCAATTACCATTTTGTCATCATCAAACAAACCTTATTACAGGTTTAAATTTTACGATGTGTTCCCAACAACAGTCACCACATTCGTTATGTCAGCTACCGATAGTCCCGAATCTCAATTAACGGCAGACGGAACATTCAGGTACAGTTACTACGATATTGAAAAATTATTTTAAAAACGCTTGACATTCACCGTCAATTAGTGTAATCTCCTATAAAGGAGGCTTTTATTATGAGCAAGTTAGACGAACTATTGGAAGAATGGCGTAAAGACGCCGACATTGACCGAACCGAACCAGGTAAGGCACTTCTTGACATTCCCAAATTACACAGTAAGTATTTGAACATACTTAGCCGTCATCGTTTGCTTTCCAAAGAAGCAGAGTTTAAGTATAACAAAATGAAGAAACTTAAATGGGAATATTATACTGGTAAACTTGATGATGATGAGTTGAAGAAATACGGTTGGACACCTTTTCCTTTTGTGTTGAAATCCGATATCTCTACATATATGGAGAGCGATGAAGATTTAAACAAGTATTCTGCACAGAAGATTGTGCATGATGAAATTGTTGAAGTATGCACCTCTATTCTTAAAGAACTTAATAGTCGCACATTTCAGTTGCGTGACTTTATAGCATGGGAAAGATTCATTCAAGGTGTCTGATATTATTTTACACAAACTCAACGAAGCATTTATAAAGTTTGAGTGTGACAAAGGTACTGCACAAGAGTTAAGTGACTACTTTACTTTCTTTGTGCCAGGATATCAATTTACTCCTGCCTTTAAATCAAGAATTTGGGATGGTAAAATTAGACTTGCAGACTTGCGGTCTTTTACCATCTATCATGGACTTGTTCCTTACATTGAAAAGTTTTGTAAGGAAAGAGAATACACATTAGAGATTGATTCCGATGTTTCAACTACTGAGAATTACTCGTTAGTTGAAGCAAAGGCATTTATTGATACTCTGAATCTACCACATGAAGTTAGAGACTATCAACTTAAATCTTATGTTCATGCGATACGCAACAAGCGTATTTTATTACTTTCTCCAACGGCTAGTGGCAAAAGTTTAATTTTATACCTCATTGTTCGACACCTGCAACAAGAACATAAGAGAGGTCTACTCATTGTGCCAACTACATCATTGGTTGAACAAATGTATAGTGACTTTGAATCTTATGGTTACGATTCAGAAGAATATTGCCATCGACAGTATGCAGGTAAAGAAAAACATACAAATAAGTTTTTAACGATTACAACATGGCAATCAATCTATAAAAACGATAAAGATTACTTTGAACAATTTGATTTTGTTCTTGGTGATGAGGCACATCAATTTAAAGCAAAGTCACTTACAACTATACTTTCAGGTTGCACCCGAGCTAAATATAGGATAGGAACAACTGGTACACTAGACGGTACACAAACACATCGTTTAGTCTTAGAAGGTTTATTTGGACCTGTTTATAAAGCAACATCCACATCTGAACTAATTGAAAAAGGTCAGTTAGCAGATTTCAAAATTAAGTGTTTGATATTGAAGTATCCCGAAAACATTTGTAAACAGGCAAAAGAATGGGACTACAATACTGAAATGGATTACATCGTGCAAAACAAAGCACGAAATGATTTCATAAGGAATTTAACACTCTCACTTGACGGCAACAGTTTAATATTATTCCAATTCGTAGAGAAACATGGTAAAGATTTATACGCAAACATTAAAGAACATGCAAAAAATAGGCATGTGTTTTTTGTTTATGGTGGCACCGATGTTGAAATTAGGGAATCTGTTAGGTCAATTACTGAAAAGGAAACAAATGCAATCATTGTTGCTTCTTATGGTACTTTTAGCACTGGTGTCAACATCCGTAATCTCCACAACATTGTTTTTGCCTCACCATCTAAGTCACGGGTTCGTAATCTTCAATCGATAGGTCGTGGACTTCGTATTGGTGATAAAAAAACTGAGGCAACACTATTTGATATTGTCGATGATTTCAGAGTAGGTAAATTTGCCAATTACACATTGAAACATTTCATCGAGCGTGTTAAAATATACGATGAAGAAAAGTTCAATTATAAGTTTTACAACATAGAGTTAAAAAATGGAAATGACAACTAATAATAGTATAAAAATTGTAAGACTACAAAGTGGTGAAGATATCATGGCAGACATGATACAAGATGAAGAAAATGATACATTCTTGTTAGACAATCCAATGCATATCATCTTTAAAAGAATACCTACAGGTCAAACTGTAATGATGATGATGCCTTGGTTACCAATTGAAATTATTAAAGAGAATTCTGCAATTGTTTATGCTTCAGATATTTTAACAGTCATCGAACCTAAAGATGACTTAGTTGAGTATTATGGTAATGTTGTTGTTGAAGCACAACAAAGAATGGAAGAAAAAAGAAACTTCGCAGACTTTGATGATGAAGAAGATGAAGAATACGATGATGAGAGTGAGGAGATTGATGCAGATGAATTATTTGAACTACTTAGAGAGAAGAAGAAGAACAACATCCATTAATAATTTTCAAACGGAACACCATGATGATACATGTTGTCAAGCCGTTTGTCAACAGAAAAACAGGTAAATATTATGACTAAAGCGACAAAACATTATGTGAACAACGCCGATTTCTTAAAGGCGTTAATTGAGTACCGTGAGAAATGCGAACTCGCAAAGAAAGACGGTAAGGAAGACCCACAGATTCCAAACTATATTGGAGAGTGTTTCTTTAAAATTGCAGACCATCTCTCACGCAAACCTAACTTCATATCTTATTCTTTCCGTGATGAAATGATTTCCGATGGTATAGAAAACTGCCTAATGTATTTTAGGAACTTTGACCCAACCAAGTCATCAAACCCATTTGCATACTTTACACAAATCATTTACTATGCTTTCTTACGCCGTATTATGAAAGAGAAGAAGCAACTCTATGTCAAATACAAAGCAACAGAACAGTTTGGTATTTTAGATGAACATGAAATGTTTGAAGATTCCGATGGCAACATGAAACAATTCCAATTGTATGATAACATATCAGAGTTCATTCATACCTTTGAAGAAAACAAACGCAAGAAAAAAGAAGGTAAGTCTAAGGGTCTTGAAAAGTTTATGGAAGAAGATTTGCCTGAATAGTGTTGACAACCTTTACAAAAGGAGATATAATGGATAAGTTAAAAGTGGAACACCATGTTAAAGTTCTTGAGGACAAACACAGAACACTTAACAAAACAATCGACACTTTGGAGAAAGTAGGAAATTATTCAGACTTTCAATTAGAAGTAATGAAAAAACAAAGGTTACAACTGAAAGACCAAATAGAACACTATAAAAAACAGTTATGAAATTATGCATATTGGGTGACACACACTTCGGTGCTCGAGGTGATTCTTTAGACTTCCACAAATACTTCCAAAAATTTTATGATGAGGTATTTTTTCCCTATCTGATTGAAAACAATATTAAAGATGTTTTTCAGATGGGTGATTTATTTGACAGACGGAAGTTCATCAACTTCAATTCTTTATACCTATCTCGCAAATACTTTTTCGATAAATGCGAAACACTAGGTATCAAACTACACACATTGATTGGCAACCATGATGTTGCCTATAAGAATACACTTGAAGTAAATTCACCCGCATTACTGTTAAATGAATACCATAACATTGAAATCTATGAAGAATTTCAAACAGTAGATTTTGATGGCGTTTCGGTTGATGTTGTGCCTTGGATTTGTGATGACAATGTTGATGACATATTCAACCGAATGAAAGATTCTAAATCACAGATTTGTTTCGGACATTTTGAAATCGCTGGGTTTGAAATGGACAGAGGCAATGTTTGTGAAACTGGTATTGACAAAAAAGCATTATCAAAGTATGATGTTGTGTTAACTGGTCACTTTCATCACAAGTCAACTGATGGTAATATTACCTATGTTGGCACACCTTATGAAATGACATGGGCAGATTTTAATGACCCAAAAGGTTTTCATATCTTCGATACTGCAACAAGAGATTTATCTTTCGTTCAGAATCCTTTTGCCATGTTTCATAAGATTAACTATGATGATGGTACAAAATCATTTGAAGATTGGAAAGAATTTGATTTTAACAAACTGAAAGAATGTTATGTCAAAGTTGTTGTTCTGAATAAACAGAACCCGTATTTGTTTGACCATGTAATCGACAATCTATACAAAGTAAGTGTATCAGATTTGTCTATCGTGGAAGATTTCACAGAAAATCTTATTGATGATGACCAAGATATTGTCGACCAAGCAGAAGATACAATGACCATACTGTCAAAGTATATTGATAATCTTACGCTTGATGTTGAATCCGAGAAACTTAAAAATCTAATGCGTGAACTTTATGTTGAGGCATTGAATACAGAAGTGGCTGAATGATACTATTTCGTTATGTTCGTTGGAAGAATTTACTTTCAACAGGAAACTATTTTACAGAAATCAACCTATCAAATAATTCCAACACATTGATTGTTGGTGAGAATGGTTCGGGTAAAAGCACAATGCTTGATGCGTTGTGTTTTGGTCTTTTTGGCAAACCGTTCCGTGATATTAACAAACCACAGTTGTTGAACTCTATCAACAATAAAGACTGTGTGGTCGAGATTGAGTTTGATACAGGTAATAAATCATACAAGATTGTGCGTGGTATCAAACCTAACATCTTTGAGATTTATTGCAATGGTGAACTAATCAATCAAGAAGCGGCAAGTAGAGACTATCAAGAATACCTTGAAAAGTTTATTCTTAAACTGAACTACAAGTCTTTCACACAGATTGTGATTCTTGGTTCAGCATCGTTCACACCTTTCATGCAATTGAAATCAGGAGACCGCAGAGAGATTATCGAGGACTTGCTTGATATTCAAATCTTTTCAACCATGAATGGTTTGGTAAAAGACCGTCTTGGTAATAACAAAGATTTGATTGCAAACAAAAAACATGAAATCGATTTGAATCAACAAAAGTTTGATATGCAGAAAAAGCATATTGATGAGTTGAAACAAAACAATGATGACAAAGTAAAAGAATATGAAGCAGAGATTCAAAGTCATAGCGATACCATATCCACCTTACTCTCCAATGTTACCATCTTATCAACAGAGGTTGAGAATCTTCATACCATTGTGGCAAATAAGATTGAAACAGAAACTAAGGTCAAGAAGATTACAAAACTTGAATCTCAAATTGAAAGCAACTTATCGAAATTTCGTAAAGATATCGGTTTCTTCCAATCGCATGATAATTGTCCAACATGTAGGCAAACCATTGCCATGGAGTTTA